GACGGTGGACCGTGACACGTGGGAGATCCTTCAGCGGTGGATGGCGGAACGATGACATGTTTGGCCGATGAGTTCCCCAAGTCCGTCTCCACTGAGTGTCGCAACACCGCTTTGGAGATGCTCGGTATCGCAGCACACCTTCGCAATCGGATTCGATCTGTCGACATCAGCCCTACCTCTGTCACTGTTACGGTGATGCGGGTCGACTCAGATGGGCAACCCGTGATCGTCAGTTCGCCCACAGGACGGGAGATAAGCACGTTCGATGTTCGGATCGTCACGTGGTAGCCAGTTGAGAACACGGGAAGCACAACAACGGAGGCAGTCATGACATGGCACATCAGGCGTTCGATGCCGAAGCAGAAGTACGTCGACTACGTGGTGGTCAAGGACGCCAACATCGCAACGATGGACCACTACGACAAGGCCGGGTACTCGTTGGATGAGTTCGAGTACCACGGGGAGGGGGCGTACATGTTCTTCACAGACCTCCCCCGCAGTGGGTTCAGCAAGCTCTACTCGGTTGCCGAGACACTCGTGGAGTCCGTGAACAACAACATGTGGCAGTTGGACATCGACTCATGGCAACAACCGTTGAGGTTCAACACCTACACCAAGGGTGGCAGCTTCCCATTGCACACCGACCACGACAGAAACGACGCCAGCAAGTTGGCGCTAGTCCAACTGATGAACGATGACTTCGTTGGTGGAGAGCTACAGATCGTCGAAGATGTGATCGACCTGTCACCAGGAGATGCCGTTGTGTTCCCTGCCTTCATCCCCCACTCTGTCGCACCTGTGTTGAGTGGTGAGCGCATCACGTTCACCGGTTGGGTGTCAGGCCCACGATTCGTCTGACGCGTACCGTGTCGAAGCTATTCGTTACCAGGACGCCGGAAGATGACGACGAGCTGTGGGAGTACGTCTACACGATTAGTGGGTTCAAGATCCCACGTGTAGCGGTGTGCAAGGAGCACTGCGCTCCATTCGATGCGTTCGCCGATGCGTACTTCGCCAGATCCGTTGTGTCCGTCTGGAAGGCCAGTCGTGGGTTTGGTGGCAAGAGCACACTTCTAGGGTTGCTTGCGTGGGTGGAGGCAATCACTCTCGGAGCACAGATCAGTGTGCTGGGTGGCTCAGCTTCTCAATCCCGCCGTGTCCATGAGGTGACACACGAGCTGTGGCACAGCCCGTTCGCACCAGTCCACTTGTTGGATGGCGACCCCACCAACTTCTACACACGGTTGAACAACCACGCTTGGATCATCGCCCTCATGGCATCGCAGAAGTCCGTACGTGGCCCACACCCACAACGACTGCGGTTGGATGAGATCGACGAGATGGACAACGACATCCTCGAATCAGCACAGGGCCAGCCACAAGAGGCCCGTGGCGTCGAGTCGCACACTGTCATGTGTCTTGCTGGATGGTCACAAGTGCTCACCCAACGTGGAGAGGTTCCAATCAGAGACGTAACTACCGATGACATGGTGATGACACGCTATGGCTGGAGACGTGTGGTTGCATCTGTTCTGTCAGGTAACAAGGACACGTTGCGGTTGAGTCTGAGCAATGGACGAACCATCACTTGCACTGACAACCATCGCATCGCAACCCCTGATGGTTGGATGTACCCACGAGATATGTCAGTCGGACAGGAAGTCTGTGGCGTCAGAACGGACAGCATCGTCAGTAAGCCGTTGGTTGAACCCGTTACGCTTACGTTCGTAGATCCTGCGTTGAAGTCGCTTGCAGGTCTTGCACTCTCTCCCACCACGCTTGGTGTGGATGGTGTTCATCTCGGAGTACGGATGCCCTTGTGGGCAATGTGTCTTGGATGCGTTGGATGCACTTGGTGCACCACCTCGCAGAACGTTGGTTCTGTGGACAACAGCTTCAAGATGTCTGGGGTTGATACACGCTCTGTTGCGGCACAGATGGTCCAGTTCGCATTCGCTGGGCACAGGCCCAATCAAGCACTTGTAGGCCCAGATGTGAACACCCCCTCGGTGCACAGTCCTATTCATCATTCCGTACCCACGACTCTTGGCCCCACTCCAGATCCAGCATTTGGTGGCGAGTGGTCCATTGGTTGCGACACTCCTACTCTTGAACCAGTGTTCGTTGTAGGTATCACTGCTGGGGGATCTCACGATGTGTTCGACCTTTCTGTTGACGGCGTACCTGAGTTCGTTGCAGATGGAATAGTAGTGCACAACAGTTCAACCCACCAATACCCAGACAAGACCATGACGCTCAAGATCAAAGAGGCACGGGAGAAGGGTTGGCCGGTTTGGGAGTGGTGCTGGAGGGAGTCAATGGGGACAGAGAACGAACCAGGTTGGCTCACACCACGTATGGTCGAACGTAAGCGTTCCGAAGTCTCCACCCAGATGTGGAACGTCGAGTACGACCTTCAAGAGCCCAGCTTCGATGGGCGTGCAATCGAAACCGACTTGGTAGACATCTGCTTCGACCCTTCCCTCGGGGAGTACGAAGGCGATGAAGGATCGCTGATCATTGCCGAAGAGCCCATTGAAGGTGAGTTGTACGTGACCGGTGTCGACTGGGCGCAAGAGAGCGATTGGACCGTGATACGTACCTTCAAGACCGGCGAGGTCTGGCAGGAGGTGGCGTTCGAGCGACTCAACAGGATGCCGTGGCCTTGGATGATCGGTCGTGTGGAGAAGCGGCTCAAGAAGTACGAGGGGAGACTGGTCCACGATGCAACCGGTATTGGTAACGTGGTGAAGGACCTTCTCGACTGGCCCCGTGAGCAGACAACAGACTTCGTGATGACAGGCAACAGACGAACTGCCATGTTCGTCGAGTACATAGCTGGGATTGAACAGTCAGAGATCCGTTGTCCTCGTATCACCTTCTCGTACGAAGAGCACAAGTACGTGACCCCGGACGATCTGTTCGGCAAAGGACATCCACCGGACTCGTTCGTTGCCGGTGCTCTCGCCTGGTCGATACGCAAGCGGTTGCTCAACAACATGGTCAGGCCAGGTTCGATCACCAAAGAGAGCCAGTGGACTCTCACCTAGACTGATGCATCCTCTACGGTGGTGTGTTGCTCACACCACTACCCACTAGGAGCATCCAATGTGGAACGACATAGCAACAGCGGTTGACGACTGGCTTCCTACAATCGCCTTCTTCCTGCCGATCGTGGTAGGTCTGATCATCAAGGCGGGGGCCAACAAGCAGGTCAAGACAACGGTCCAGCTCCTGGCGACGCTCATCGTGACGCTCGTGGCTTCGAGCAGGACAGGTGGCGGGTTGACGGGTGACATGCTTCGAGAGTGGGCTCAGACGAGCACCATCACCATCGCTGCCTACTACGGGGTCTGGTCCAACATCGAGGTCGGTACACCCGAGTCATCTCCGTTCAACAAGACGAGCCTTGCCAACCTGATCCCCACCAAGGGGCTCGGTCCGATGGCTCCGACTGCAGACGTGGGGGACTAATCAGGGGCATGTTGGCAACCCCGTTCGAGAACCTGGCGATGAAAGAGTCCGGCGTCCGGTGCCATTGGTGCCGTGACAAGATGTTCTACGTGCCGTTCGCTACGGGGTTGCCGATACTCTTCTGCAAGAAGTGTGACGATCCGTACCCCAAGAAGGAAGCCTCCAAATGACTGCCCCTTTCAATGAGTCTCTGATGTCAAGCATCGGTGGCCTTGGTGTAAACGGTCAGATCAGCAGCAACCCGGACAACAAGGAGAGGTACCAGATCGGGCTGGACGAAGCGATGAAGGAGCTTGGGCAAACCGGGCTCAGGCAGACCAGTGGTGTCGTCCACGAAGAGTTCCTCCCCAAGTTGGCTGGCCGTATGGCTGCCAAGACCTACCAGGAGATGGAGACGAACGATCCACTCATTGGCGCCATCTTGTATGCGTTCAAAGGGCTCATCACACAGGTTGAGTGGAGGGTAGACCCCTCTGACGAGAACAGCAGCCAATCTATGGAGGTGGCCGACTTCGTGGAGAGTTGTCTGCACGACATGGAGCAGACGTGGCCCAACACCATCGAAGATATTCTGTCGATGTTGCCGTACGGTTGGTCCTACCACGAGGTGGTCTACAAGAAGCGCGACGACGACAACTCTCGACACGCTGACGGGAAGATCGGGTGGGCCAAGATGCCCATACGCTCCCAGGAGACGCTCAACAGGTGGGTCATAGACGAGAAGGGCGCCATCCTCGGCATGGTTCAGCAGACGATGGACTGGAACCAGCTCGTGTTCATCCCCTCCACCAAGGCCCTGTTGTTCCGTACGTCCGTCCACAAGAACAACCCTGAGGGTCGCTCGCTGCTGCGCAACGCCTACCGTCCTTGGTACTACAAGAAGCGCATTGAAGAGATCGAGGCCATCGGCATCGAGCGTGACCTGGCCGGATTGCCTGTGATGAGTGTCCCGGTGTCGATCATGCGCAGCGATGCCAAGGACTGGGAGAAGGCCATCAGGGCAGACTGCGAGAAGATCGTGGTCAACATCCGTCGTGACGAGCAGGAGGGGGTGCTGATCCCCATGATGTTCGACGAGGACGGCAACCAACTCATGCGTCTGGAACTGTTGAGTGCAGGTGGGTCACGTCAGTTCGACACCAGTGGCATCATCGAGCGTTACGACCGCCGCATCGCCATGACGGTCCTGGCCGACTTCATCCTTCTAGGGCACGAGACGGTGGGTTCGTTCGCTCTGTCCTCTGACAAGACCGATATCTTCGCTGTCACTCTCGGGGCAGTACTGCGCAAGATCAGAGACACCATCCAGAACGACGCCATCCCACAACTGCTTGCACTCAATGGCATCTCCAAGGATCTGACACCGAAGCTTGAGTTTGGGGACATCGAGAAGCAACCCCTCTCGGAAGTGGTCGCATACGTTCAGGGTCTGGTGGCAGCAGGTGTGCCGCTGTTCCCTGACGAGAAGCTCTCGAAGTACCTGCTAGGTCTTGGCAACCTGCCTGTACCTGAGCACGACCTCGACCAGAACATCTCTTCACCAGACGCTCTGAGTGGCTCTGTGAGCCCACAGGAGCCGATCCAGCAGTCCAACCTGCCGGAAACCTTTCAGGACGCTCTGACGGGCTCTGGTGGGGACTCAGGCGGGAGCACCACGACGTGACCAAGACGACCTATGTCGTAGATCACGACACGGTGGAGAGAACCGTCGACCGCATCTATCGACGGCAACTCCCCAAGATGGAGGGGTCGTTCTACTCATCGGTCAAGATGACCATTGCCTCTGCTGAGTTCCAGCAGTTGTTGTCTGCAGTCAATGACTTTGGTAACGCCCCTGATCACATGATCCAGCGAGTGTCGTTCGACCTCCGTCCGTTGGCAGTGTGCATCAGAGAAACCGCTGTCATGTCCAGCGACGAGTTCCTCAAACTCTCCAGCTCGATCAACAAGGGCTTCACTCCTGACGAGCACCAGTTCATGATGGACCTCATCAAGCGTGGAACAACCATCGCACAAGAGTTGAACAACAAGACACGTAATGCGATCAGGGCTGCGCTGAAGAAAGCTCTGATGTCTGAACTGACCCCACCTGAAGTGGCCTCGCTGCTCACCAACACGATCGGTCTGGACGATCGCTTCGCTACGGCGGTCGAGTCGTTTCGACAAGGGCTCATAGCACGTGGGGTACCAAAGGCCCAGGCTCGCAAGCAATCGGCACAGTACGCATCATCGCTTCGCCATACGAGGGCGAACACCATTGCTCGTACCGAGACTGCTAAAGCGATCCAAGCGGGGCAGAAGCACTCATACGACCAGATCGTCTCCAACCTCGGGATACCAGACGCTTTCGTACGTATCGAGTGGATCACAGCCTACGACGAGAGGACCTGCGCCAACTGCGCTCCTATGAACGGGGTGCAGGTTGCCAAGAACGAGAGCTTCGCCACACCGATAGGTCAAAGTGATGGCCCACCTCTCCACCCGAACTGCCGTTGCACTACAACCATGAGGTTCACAGATCCCACAGCAGGAGTATCGAAGGGTGACTACCCAGGCCATCCGTTCAGAGGCAACCAATGGACCAAGCTGTTGCCCGCTGGAACCAAGCTGATTCATATGACTCATGCAGGCAATGTAGATTCAATCAAGTCATCTGGGATGCGGCCAAACACTGCTGGAGAGAGTGGTCCCGGTGCATATTTCACACAGACTGTTCCTTACAAGAGCACTGATCGTGTGCGCATGGACTTCGAGACGACCAGACCACTCAAGATGCTTGATCGCAGTACACCAGAGGGTGAGACTGAATACCGCCGATTGGCTGGGCCTCGTAAGCAGGCTGATGGGTACGATGGTGTGCTGTATCCAGGTGTTGGCGGCAAGTACCCAGAGGTTGTGATCTACGACCCTTCGTCGGAAAGTTTGAGGCTCATCCAATGAGCAATTCAAGGGTAACTATGAGACGGATCAGAGTGGGCAACTCTCGTGGTGGATTCCCCATCTACATAACCAAGGAAGACGAAGACGACGAGTGGCACTTCGACCACATGTGCATTCGTCGTGATGCCGTGTACATCCGCATCAGACCGCAGCTCAGCGACATACACCAAGTGGTGGAGACGGACGACGGTGTTACCGTCAACCCGTCGCTGTTGTGCCCCGACTGCTTCCTTCACGGTTGGATACACTCCAGCAAGTGGGTAGAAGCCTGACGACGGAGCCGGTGGTAATGGACCTCCACGATTTCTTGAGACGTGATGGCACCATCAGCAAAACGCTGATCAACGGAGAGTTGCCTACTGGTGCGATGGTGGCTCTTGCTCCTGACGACCCCGAGCGGTTCTCCGTAGTCGGTGGAGAAGAGCGCGATGCACTGCACGTCACGTCCAAGTTTCTTGGCGAGGCGTCTGGTTGGAACTCAGCGAACCGTTCTGTAGTGCGTTCTGCCGTTCGCAACATAGCCAACAGCACACAGCCGATTCAGGCAACCGTCACCGGTGTTGCCAGATATGGCGATGACAATGATGCGGTGGTGCTGGAGCTTGACGGTGCAGGTCTGCACGAACTTCACAAGTCGGTTCACGCTGTCACCCCTGGTGTTGCGCTGAAGTGGCCCGACTACAAACCACACATGACGATCCTCTACACCACGGCCAATGTTCGTGGGCTGGAGAGGTTCATCGGTGAGAACATCACCTTCTCCAAGGTTCAAGTGGCGTTCGGAGATGATGTCGAGAACTACCACTTCGCTCTCCCCATCTCCAAGGGCGACTACCCAGGCCACCCCTTCAGAGGCAACCAATGGACAGGTGGCCGTGGGTTTGTGATGGCCCCGGACAGAGGAGCTGGATCTGGAGGCCCACCACCTGCAACTCGCAAGAGAAAGAAGCGGGTGCGTACGGCGTTTGGATTGGTCGATGTAGTTCCTGACAGCGAGTACAAGATGTCGACTGCCAGCACTACGAGTAGCTTGCAGGCGTCGCTCAGGAACCCCAAGAGTTCTGTCTCGTTGGCAATCAATCCGCTAACCGGCCACAGAATGACGAACACAGAGATGGGGGATACCTTCGAGAACCTGATTGTTCAGCAGATGGCCGACTCTCCTGAGTTCCGTCGGATCTTCGGTAGGAGCAGGTTGCATCACATCGTTGGTGCTGCGCAGTACAACAGAGACAGGCGTGGGCCAATCGACCTTGTGAACGCAAGGTTCGGGTTTGAGGTCAAGTCCCTCAGCATGAGTGCTGGTGATCCCAAAGCATCTCTCACGAGAGAAGAGGTGCAGTCCAAGGCCAATGCTGTGCGGGCAATGAAGAAGAATGGGGCGATACTCGTACCAGTGTTCGATCACCAGACCGCCACTATCCACCTCTACGCGTACATCGGTAGGTTCGCACCCAACCAGAAGAACCGCCTACAGATGCGGTTCAACAAGCGGACAATGAGCCTGCAGAAGATCAGCACGGGCAACTCTGTCCACATCATGTCCATGCAGATAACCAAGCAACAGTGGCAGGAGGCCCAGTACCAAGCCAACTGGCTACGTGGTAGGGACAACGAGTTCATAGACCCAAGGACGCAAACAATGAGTGGAGCCAAACGGCGTGTCCGCAAGTCGGCAGATGCGATCGTGTCGACAGCCAAGAGGATGTTCAACCTCGTCTCGAAGTCTGACGACTCAGACGGTGACGTGGAGATCCACGAAGGCGACCTGGTGATCGGTCTGGCAGAAGATGGCGTCCCGTACCTGATGTGGGCAGGAGAGCCGGGGCTATCACAGCAGGAGCTGGACGATCTAGCCTGGGACGACGAGTAGCCGGTCCTGTCGGTTCGTGCTGCTTCTTGTGGCGAAAGGGGCCGGGGCCTAACACCCCGGCCTCTCTCGTATCTACAATCACCACCCATGATCTTCTCCACCAACGGCGACCTACCACGAGAGTTGTCGGCTGGGCTAGTGCCGGAAGTGCAGGATGTTGTCCGCAGCACTCTCAACCAGGGGAGCTTCGATGGAGTGCCGGAAGCCGTGGCGGTAGAGAAGGCCAAGACCATGCTGATCGAGTCCGGGTGGGCTTGGGATGGCAAGCAGTGGGCCAAACCGGAAGAGGTGGTTGACGATGGAACCCCGATGTCCCTCGTGACCAAGGACGACTCTCAGCACGTCGTGTTCGGTTGGGCCAAGATCGCCACAACCGCCAACGGCAAGGTGTTGGTCGATCGCCAGTCTGATGCCATCTCGATCGACGAACTGGAGAAGGGTGCGTACGACTACGTGCTGCGTTCTCGTGATGGTGGAGAGATGCACGTCAACCGTGGTGTGGGGACGATGGTTGAGTCGATGGTGTTCACCAAGGAGAAGATCGAGAAGATGGGCCTACCGCAAGGCTCATTGCATGAAGGCTGGTGGATCGGGTTCAAGATCCACGACGACCGTGTGTGGAAAGGGGTCGTGGATGGTGACTACACCGCCTTCTCCATCCACGGGCTTGGCCGTCGTGTTCCCATCAAGGTGCCGGTGGAGAACGCTGAGTACGAGTCCAGCCACACATCGCAGCCTGTCGGCAAGTCCGCTACCAAGCCGGTGTTCAAGTTGAACGAGTTGGTCAAGGGTGACTACCCAGGCCATCCGTTCAGAGGCAACCAATACTCTGGTGGTCGTTCTGGTACTTCTCTACCCAAGAGAAGCAAGGTGCTCTACAACAGCGAGTCAGCCGAGAAGCTTCGTTTCTACGCGGAGATAGGGGAACTCAAGCGTACTGGAGAGTTGCTGACACGAAGTGAGCGGAAGTTGCCCAAGGCAGAGCAAGTCAAGTTGCTCCGAAGTATGAGCGACCACTCCAAGCGCATGGGGGATTACCACAGCGGTAAGCCAAACAAGGCTGGCAAGCGACTTCCAAAGAGACACCGCAACCCTGTCAAAGCCAAGAAGTACTACGCCTTGGTTGGGGTTTACGCTGCTGAAGCACAGAGGGTCGCTAGCACTATCAAGCCGAAACGAGGCAAGCGCAATGCCTGAAGATCAGCAGAGCTACATCCCAGCTACTGCCATTGTGGACACTGAGTACGACGAGGTGTCTCTGGTTCGCCGTGGGGCAGACCAGTTGGCAGACGTGGTGCTCTACAAGTCAGAGACACCCAATGAGGTGAAGGTGGCAACCGTCGAGATCAAGGCAGTTCGCAACGTGCTCGATGAACTGAGCAAGACAGCGCGTCAAGCAACAGCAAGACGACGAGGTGCCAAGGGGAAGTAATGCCTGTGCTCAAACTCCACCGTTCGTGTAGGTACCGAAGCGCCTCTGGCCGCGTCTACCATGCGATCATCACCAATGTCGTCAACCCCACCACGATCGACCTGCGAGTGGGCAATGGCCCCACCAAGATGGTCGTAACCAACGTAGCCAAGGTCAGCCCCCACTCCATTGAGGAAGGGTGGTTCTTGAGCGGTGGCTAACTGTTGCCCTCACACAACGGCTACGTTCTCACCACAACACAGGAGGTCTACAACCATGCCGATGCCGGACGCAGACACCATCGAGGTACCGGAAGCGGTCGCCGAGTACATCAACGAGCTGGAAACCGCCAACGATGAGCTGAACACAGCTCTGGAGGCACAGCTCGCCAAGGCCGATGCCGGGGACGATGATGACGACGACGACCCCGCCGAGGTGATCAAGTCGCTCATCGAGAAGTCGATCGACGACACCGAGCGGGAGCGGCTCTCGAAGGCCCTGGAGTCTGTCGTTCAGGCCAAGGCCGATGCCGCCGAAGCCAAGGAGATCGCCAAGGCCGAGCAGGATGCCCGGATCACCCGTGAGTTCATCTCCAAGGCTGCGGAGCTTGACTCCATCGCTGCCAACCCCATCGAGCTGGGCGCCATCCTCAAGGCTGCCAGCGAGGCGCTCTCCGACGAGCAGTTCGACGCCCTGAGCGGCATCCTCAAGGCTGCCAACGAGGCGGTCAAGCAGGGCTCGCTCTACGAGGAACTGGGCAAGGCGTCCGACCCCAACCACGTCGACACCGACGACCCGCTGATGGCGGCTGCAGCCAAGATCATGCAGTCCGATGGCGTCGACCGGTTCACGGCGATCGCCAAGGCCGTCGACCAAGACCCGACGCTCTACAACCGGAAGGACATCTGATCATGGCATGGGATGCTGAACAGGGGCTGAAGATCCCCGGACTGACCGCCAACTCCGACCTCAGTTCCAAGCAGTATTACTTCGTCAAGCTCACGTCTCCGTCGAAGGTGGACGTGTGTTCGGCAGTCACCGATGTCCCCATCGGTGTCCTCCAGAACAAGCCTGCTGCTGGGCAGCCCGCCGAGATCGTCGGCTTCGGCGTGACCAAGATCAGCATCGACGCTGACATCGCCGCCTTGGACTGGATCGGCCCATCGGTCGATGGTCAAGCGGCCAAGGTCACGGTTGGCACCGACACCACCGTCCACATCGCTGGGCGAGTGCTCACCGAGCCTGGTGCAGCCAACGAGATCCATACCGCCATCGTCAACTGCGTCACCCCGGTTCGTGGGCTGACCAACATCCTCTGATCGGAGCCACGACACCATGCCTCAGCCGACCCCCACAGACGTCCATGTTGATGCGATCCTGACGAGCATCAGCACTGCATACATGCAGAACCAGACGCAGTTCATCGCATCGCAGGTGTTCCCGGTGATCCCGGTGACCAAGCAGAGCGACAAGTACTACACCTACCCCAAGGGCGATTGGTTCCGAGACGAGGCGCAGCTTCGTCCTCCGGCAACCGAGTCCGCAGGTAGCGGGTACAGCGTCTCGACCGACAACTACAACTGCGACGTGTGGGCCTTCCACAAGGACGTGGACGACCAGACACGTGCGAACACCGACTCGCCACTGAACGCCGATCGTGATGCGACGTTGTTCGTTGCCCAGCGGATGCTCCTGCGTCGTGAGATCCAGTGGGTCACCGACTACTTCGCGACAAGCGTGTGGGGGACGGACAACACGACGGCTACCGATTGGGACAACTACACGTCGTCCGATCCGATCAGCGACATCGAGACGGCCAAGGCGGTGATCCTCGGTAGGACCGGGTTCCTCCCCAACACGCTCGTTCTCGGCTACGACGTGTACCGCTCTCTCAAGCACCATCCCGACATCATCGACCGGTTCAAGTACACGTCGAGCGAGAACATGACAGCGGACATCCTCGCCAGGCTGTTCGAGGTCGGTCGCATCCTCGTTCCCACGGCGATCAGGAACTCCAGCCCTGAAGGTGCTGCCGCTTCGTTCGGCTTCACCCACGGCAAGAACGCCTTGCTGTGCTACGTGAACCCGTCGCCGTCGCTCATGCAGCCGTCTGCCGGGTACCACTTCGCATGGAATGGCGTGTCCGACGGGCTCGGCACTTCCATCGGCACCACGATGTTCCGCATCCCTGAGAAGCGGGTGGATCGGATCGAGTCCCAGATGGCGTGGGACAACAAGGTGGTCGGGGCTGACCTCGGCTACTTCTTCTCCGCCATCGTCGGTTGATGACCGCTGCTCGAACGAAGGAAGTGTCCTGATGCCTGTGACCGATCCTCTCTTGGAGCGATTGACTGTTGCTGATGCCGTGCTGGTGGTTCGACCGTTCTCCGGGGACCACCAGTACCATCGTGGCGAGGTCGTCAACACCGAAGGTTGGCTACGCGCCAACATCGACCGTCTGCTCACCCGCAGGTTCATCAGTCAGATCCCGTTGGGGTTCGACATGGACTCTCTCTACGTGGATGAGTGGGGAAGGTCGTGGATCGACGAAGACCAGTACAACGCTGCAGGTAGCACCGTTGCTGCAGCTATCAGCGACGAGAAGGCGAACGCAGAGCGTGCAGCACTGGCTCATCTCGAAGAGCTTCGTCGCATGGGATACGACATCTCGTCCCTACAGCCGCTGAGCGACTCTGAGAGCGACTCTCCTGCTTCTGAGCGGTCTGTGCAGCCGAACGATGAGGACTCTGCTCAGAACGGCTCTGAGAGCGTCTCAGAGACAGCGGCAGATCCGACTTCCAAAGACGCTGCCCCTGAGCCGAAGATCGAGCGACCGAAGCAGTCACAACAGAACAGAGGCAAGTCGAGGCGCTGACCCATCTCTCACCCAGCCATGCCGAGGGGGTCTACCGCTTGTTGGTGGTAGGCCACCTCTGTTCTTGAAGGAGCCAACGTGGGGTTCACAATCCCCAACTACGAGAACGCTTCGTACTCCGATCAGTCGGAGCTTCAGTCTGGGTCGTTGAATGATCTGGTGATGGCCCACGCCCGTTACGTGGTGATCAGTGGGTGTGACATTGCCTCACGGTCTGTGATGAGCATTACGGTTGACCCTGGCGTCGTTGAGATTGCAGGCATCAAGTTGACCTTCCCTGGTGGCACGGTCACACTCAATCAGGCAGACGCTACGTTCCCTAGGTTCGACTCCGTTGGGGTCGACACCACGAACAGCCTGGTTGTGGTCCAAGGTGTTGCATCTGACAATCCCGCAGAGCCGAAGATGGCGGCCAATCAGGTCAAGCTGTACACAGTGTTCGTTCCTACTGGTGCCGTTGCGATCACCAACAACATGGTGTCTGATCGTAGGGTTGCAGCACAGCAGCTTTCTGCGACGCCATTGTCCGACGCGCTCCCTGCAGCGCCCGGGACGCCTGCTGCGGGCACCGACACCGAGGCGTCCCGTTCTGATCACG